TTATTTTTCGGAGATGTATAACGACGTAGGTAATGCTTTTAGTATCAATTATAATAACAAAAAAAAGATAGAAGTCATATATAATATTTATTCTCTATTATATGATGCATTTGAAAATATCCATCATGAATTTGTAATGTCAGCTAGTAAAAGAGAAGATTCGTTCATTAATCTTATCATTGTTTTAGAAAGAAGAGGAAATATGATTATACAAGATATTGTATTGAAAAATGTAGATGAAGAAATACCTAATCTAGACCTTTTACAAAATATTGTCGAGAAGACTATTGTAAAAATACAAAAACACAAAAAATTACACAAAAAAGAGAAAAATAATGTTTTATGTCGGCTATCATGTAAAATCGGAAGTGATTTAACGCTACATGTAAATTCGTTTCTATAAATTTGCTAAATAACAAAAAATAAAAAGGTTAAAAAGAAACCTTTTTATTGTAAAACATGGTCAATAGCCTATTTGAATATATGAAAAAATTGCCAAAGGAGGTGATTGATTATATTATTCCATATACATACAACCTGCAAAACTACGAGTTATTACATGATATTATTGATTACGATAAAACGAAACAAGAAGTAATGGAACTATATCACACTTTTTGGATAATTTATGTACACGCAGGAGAACTTGAAGATAAATATTGGTTGATAAATGATATCATAATATATGCAAATTGTAATAAGCCGACTATGAACGGATATCTACAACATTTTTATGATATATTTAGTCGAAATTCGCAATTACATACAAAAGAACAGATTGACATCTTTATATGCAATTTAGAAACCAAATGTGTCGAAACGCAAATTAATATTGCTTGGGGATTATTATTACCAAGTGAACGTCGGCATGTAATTGATGATTTTATATCACGGAATGGTAATCGATGAGACCCCACGTTATCTATATATTATATTCAATTGTAGTTTGATTTTGATTTGTACAAGTAATATTGTCCAATCTCTCTTTCATAGTCTCAATGGTTTCCATCAAACCAAATACCATTTTTTTCAATTCTTCAAAATCTTTCTCTTCTGTATTTTCATTTTTCCACGATACGGATTTTTTATTTTTTTCATTTTTTTCATTTTTTTCTTTGTTCTCATCATTGTAATCATTGTAAACAATTAAATTTTCAACACTTTCTTTTGGAATTTCTTCACTGATATTAAGTTTCTTTGGTGGTTGAACAATTGGTCCTTGTCCATACATTTTCATTTCAAGTTCTCGTTGTTCAATCTGTTGTCGTATAAGTTCGTCCATATTTGTAATGGCTTCGTCAGATATTTTTTCATCTACAATGTTGTTGGTTGGCGGTAATGGTTTTGCATTCATAGATTCGTATTCTTTTTGACGATTATTAAATTGGTCGTTATAATATGACATACGTTCATTGCTTCCAGTGGTTGATGGTAAGCCCGTATTTCCATAATTTGTTTCAGATGATGGAGTCACCGTTTGTTTTGGTTGAAACATTTCTTTTAGCGAGTTCACCATGAAAGATACAGTGGCACGGTTGATAGTTTGTAATTCTTGTTGGGTTTTTATTATTTTTGCATTTGGATATTCTTCGTAGAAATGTTGAATCACCGATTTGAACCATTGTGTTTGTCGAGAACCTAGATTGTTAAAAATGGGTGTTTTTTGAATCGTGTTCCATAATAATTTTTGATTTTCAGGATGAACATATGCCATTGTTTTTGAATTTGATAAATAAATATATGTAGAAATGTCTAAATATATTTTTATTGAACTTTATTTATGGTTTATTAAATAGGCGTTTTTACACCATTGCACATTTAAAACGCCCACTTTAAGTGGGCGTTCTTTGAACGTGCTTTGGTAACTGTTACTTTGCAACTGATAATTCGCCTTTTATACCCGAGAAATCGCCAAAGGCGAATTCAGGGTTATATAATCGGCGATTTAAAAGTGCAAAGGTGTAATGAGAAAAGGTGTAAAGTGTATTATTTACACCGTTTATATTAAGTTTTTTTAGAATTTTTTCTGTACTATCTTATGAAGGTTTTATAGACGGTTTAGGTAGTTTAGGTTTTTAGATGGTTTAGATGGGGTAATTAACTTATTGACTGCACTTTTAGCAGTTTCTTTTATACTATCTTCTGTTCCCGGTACAGGTGCTTCTCCCGGTGCTGCTCTTTTTTCAGGTGGCGCCGCGGCACCTTTCTCCCCTTTTACTGTAAAATCTCCATTATCCGCATAATCAATAATAACTGCTTTTCTTTTTGTATGATTTTCAGAAAGCTCCTTTTTCTTGTTTTCTTTATCAGCATCCGTTGCTTTGATATATTCAAGCTCATTTTTAAATATTTTGAATAATTCTTCAACACCAGTAATGCTTTCTGACATATTGATTCCATTTTTATTTATGTTAACCGTTTCATAAAATTTATTAAAATTATCTAATTTTTTTCCATAATCCTCTGTTTTCAATAATTTTTTATAAAAATCAATAAGTATTGATACTTGTTTTCCATCTGGTTTGACTGTTAGAGATTCCTTTACTTTATCAATGGCAACTTTTTTTATATCATCTTCGGTAGCACCTCCTTTGAATAATTTTATTTTACGAGTCTTTCGATTTTTTATACTATATTTTTTATATCTTGTCATACTAATATATTATGACAAAATAATACTTGATTATTCATAATTAAAATATACGTTACGATATTTTTCGACATAGGAATCTGGAATTTTTCCACCTTTGAACATTTTTATTTTTTTGGCTAAAGATAATTTGGACATACCATCCACTTTCGCAGTTAACATTGTAATAATGAAAAACAATGAATACATTCCACATTCTGTATTACCATATTGATGTTCGACTGGATAATTTTTATAGAATTTCATTTTTATTTTTCTAGGTTTTAGGTTATTAACTTGACGAATAATTTCTTTTCTTAAATCGTCGATTTCTTTTGGAATATCATTTCCAGCGCTATCATAATAAAAAACAAAATGGTCTTTAAAATCGATAAACATAGAAACCCAATGAGAACCTGGTCCATTATGATCGTCTAAATTGAACGTAATACCGATTTTGGTTTTTCCTTGTTTCAATAAATTTTCAACAGATATTGTGCACAATTCTTCCCATACGCATTTTCCGCCATGTTCTGGAACCCGGGTTGCGAAGTCAATGGGGGTAGGTCCAATAAATTTGAAATTCTTATGAGTATACTCATATTGTTTCATTACTTTGGAAATATCAATGTTGGATAACCATTCATTTTTATTCGTTTTCCATTCAGGTGGTTGGTCCGGTGCAAAAATATAATCGTCAATTTGTTTGCGTAAGTTTGCGTCGGTGATTTCGGATAACCAACAGTCTTCTTTTTCACATTTCACTAAACGTTCTCGTAATGTATTCCATATTTCTTTTGGTTCATTGGATACAATCTTTTCTTCTAAACTATGGCCCTTATTATATGCGTATTTTATTTTAAACAGGACATCTTTTGTAAAACATGTATTTTTATTGATGGTTTTTCCTTTTACCGCTGGACTGCAATTCATCTTTTTCAATGTTTTACGATTTTTTGCATATTTCGCCTTTTTAGTATTTGAATTTAATAAATTAAATGGATTTTGTGGGAAAATATCCATAATTATACAAGGTTCTCGACTATCACTTAAAATAAATGGATATTTTATTTTTTATTTTTCTTTTGTTTCATAAACATGTCGAGGGTATAAGACGGAACGTCTACCGACGTATAAGCTCCGACTACCGATGTATAAGACGGAACGTCTTCCGAATCATCATTTCTCTTCTTTATTTTTTTACCCCATAGAGAACCTGATGCATATGATGTATCAATTAAAGGTTCATTTTCACTATTTGAACTACTTTCACAATTTCCAAACAATACATCATCATCATCTTCCACTTCTTTTTCATGGGATGTTTGATAATCTAATTCTTTCATTTCAAAATGCTTAATACAAGTTCTCACAAAATGGTCAAAACTCTCATTTATTTTAGTAGTAATTTGTTTTTCTGGATTTTCCATTAATTGTGAGAACATGGAATGAATTTTACCATTATATTTAGCAATTTTGTCTAAATGTTCTCGATGTTGTTTGTATTTTTCCGGATTTGTTTGAGATAAATATTTGTTGTATTGATTCTTGTTTATCAATAGTTCCAAAGTTAGTTTATCAATGGATTCGTTAGATTGCATATGATATGAGAATATAAAATTATTTGTAGAAAATCGCGTAATATGGGCGAATTTTCAAAAGTGTAAATATATAAAATATTTTCATATTATATAGATTATATCAGTACCCACATTGTATACGAAGATTCGGGAAAAACAGTTTATTCAGAATTAGAAAATAATCCTGATATTCAAATTGGTGATTTTATAGTATATTCTACAAATAATCAAATGGGATATGCAAAATATGAAGTTATATGTAAAGAAAAGGGCCTTAAATTAGTATCTGATTATGAGAGTGAAATGATTCCTGTCGAGTATTCCGATGATAGTGATGATAATAAATCTGCTAGAAAAACTTCAAGAAAAAGGTCAAGAAGTAGAAGCAATCGTGGTGGAAAGCGAAACAAAAGAAAAACTCAAAGAAAATACAAATAAATATGGTTTATCAATATGTTCATTGCATTGTATATATATTTTGTTATACTTTACATGAATAAAATCTAAATAAAATATATATGAAGTATTTTATTTTAGCAATTATACTAGTATTAGTAATTTTATTGAATATATATATTCAAACATATAAGGATGGATTTATAAATGTCCTTTCAGATATAAACAATGGCGAAGGATTAAGCAAAGAATATTTATTACATAATTTACGATTATTGAATGAAAATGTAAGAGATATACAAATTGTGAAAAATAAAACTGATGGTAATACCGTAGCAACATCAGCTACTTTGAAAATAAACGGTGAAGATAGAGGAAAAATAAGTGATTTGATGGAACAAATGTTCAAAAATGTTGAGTATATTGATGTTAAAATGAACGTACCATAAAAAATCCACATTATAGACGAGTATAATAATATCAAAAAATATTTTTTGATATTATATAAAATGGAAACGGAAAACGAAAATATGGATACACCCAGGATAAAAAATACTTGTTTTTATTCAAGTATTGTTTTCATAACAAATTCCATATTAGCATTATATTACAATTATTTAGTATATTCACTTTTATTTTTTATTTTAGTTATAACATCACTAATTGTTCATTCCGACAACAATATATATGCATTGGTAATAGACAAAATCGCCATTTTTTGTGTTGTATTTTATGGCGGATATTTGTTTTTTGAAAAATGCAAACATATTACCAGCACAAGCCAAATATTTTTAGCAATTATTGCAATAATGACATTTTTGACAACTATATATCTATATTACTATGGATATATAAACAATACATACTGTTATCATGAAGATAGATGTATTGGTAACTTGTATCATTCATTGTTAAACCTAATAGCATCAATCGGTCATAATATAATAGTTATATTATAGCTACTACAAAATTATGAACTTTTCTTAATCGTTTTGTTTTTCTTCGCCATTTTTTCGGCACGTTTTGTTTCTCGTAATCTTTCGCGCTCTGCTTTTTTAGCAGCCTTTTCACGTTCTTTTTCTGCTCGTTTAGCCAATCGTTCTTGTTCTTTCGTTTTCTTTTCTTCTTCTTTTGCCTTTTTCTTATCCTCTTTTTGTTGTAATTTCATTTGTTCTTCGCGTTCATCTTCTTCCATGGCATCTCTCAAACGCTTCAATTCTTCATGAATAATCGACGAATATTTATTAAATAATTCTTGCAACATTTCATTCTCAATATTTTGAATTATACCCTGTTTTCGCAATGTTTTTCTAACTTGTTTTTCTGCTTTTTTATTTTCTCGTTCATAATACCTTTCTTCTTTTAGGCGTTCTTTCAAAGTTTTTCTTAACTGACCCGTTTTCTTTTGCTTCTTTTTTTCAATCGTTTTGCGCGTTTTATTTAATTCGGCAACTTGCTCGGTATTCTCTTTTTCTGCACGTCGTGTCATTCTATTCATTTTTTTACGTTCATCGCGGAGAACCATACGGAGAACATTCTTTTCAAGTGGTGATACATCGGATTTCATAAGTTCTCTAATTTGCAACACCTTTTTTTTATAGACAATTAAATTGGTTTTCAACTGTTCATGCATTTCTGCAATTCTGGTATCATATTCATTTATTTGTTGGTTCAAATCGACAATGACTGGATGTATTTGTATTGCTTCTTTCAAATCTTCACTTGTTCTCACTGTTTTTCCACATTTTGCCTTCAAATTATAATATAAAGAATCCTTGAATTTAGCATATTCTTGTGGATTATTTTCCAGGTTCTCACTAATACCTTTTAAAGTTTCACTTTTATATAAATTTTTGTTTTTGATTTCTTCGCGAATACCTTTGATTGTATCACGAATTTGTTTGACTTCTGATTTTGCTTCTGCTAAAAGTAGTTTAATATTTTGCTTAACAATTTTTTCACATGATTTTTTTTCTTTTCCTTCGTATGGGTCACATGCAATATTGAGAGCATTGAATTTAGTCATATCCAAATCGCTTAAATCTCCTTCCAGTTTCTTCAAGTTCTCGTTGACACGCTCTTTCAAATCTACAACATTACTGTCTAAATGCTGGCGAACATAATTTTTATCAAATTTGTTGAGTATATCCATGTTCTCAACTATTGGTGCAGTAACAAATCGGACAATGGGTTGAGCAAATTGACGCGCATCTTTTTCTCTATTCAAATAACTAATATATCCAGCAATATCGTTCAAATATTTGGTTTCTCCGTTTGGTGTAAAACGGCCATGTTCATCTAAATAGATGTTTGAAAAATCGGAAAACAATTCCGGCATTTGTTCTCCGTAAGGTTTGCATAAATTAATGAGTTTTATGAGTTCCATTGGGTTCTCAGTAATCGGTGTAGCGGTCATCAACAAGAGTTTCACCGAATCCGCACCAGAAAGTTGGAAAGATTGTTGTATGGATTGTTTTAGCGCATTCATATCTGGACGTTCTAATGAAGATAAATCGCCACCGCCATATAATTTATGGGCTTCATCAATAATAAGGATGGTTTTGCGTAGTGGGTCGGCTTCGCCATTTTTTTTGACAATACTTTTATAAAAATTGTTTTGTTTTGATACCATATTACTAAATTGTTTATAAGACATTGGACGAATACTCCATTCTTTGGATAGCATACGCATACGTTTAGCGTGTTCCGCAGGAAGGGTTACGCCTTTTTTGATTTCGGATTTAATCTGTTCATTGCATATTTGGTCAAACATATTTTTCCATATATCATTTTTCAATGTGGTTCGAGTAACCCACAGTATAGTATATCCTTTTGGTACAAACGAAGAAGTTGCCGCTGCAATTGCGCTGCAAGTATTATGTGTAACTGTAAAATCACCTAACAAATAACGATTATTACCATCTAATGTAAAACCATAATAATCTCCTCTTCCAACTGATTTTACATCAATTCCTGTAACTAATACATTTTTCTTTTGTAATCTAGCATAAGCTCTTTTACGGTCTATTTTTACAGGAACAATACAAAGGTCACCTGAAATTATTATCCGGTAATAATTACCGGTTTTCTTTTCTCCTTTATACATACATGATTTTTTACATTCTTTCATGTAAGCGGCAAATCCCAATGACCTGCATAAAAATAGAATATCTTCGGCGAGTGTTTTATTTTTTTGTGTGATTTCATAACCATTATTATCATTATATCCATCAGAATCAATTACCCCAGCTAATAACTGTAAGCGAACATTCATATCATTTATCTTATAATCTGTTGGTATATGTTTATTATTTATTAAGTTATATGTTTGCAATGCCTTCAACATTTTATTCTCGCCTCTATTAGTAGCGGATGAAATACGATAATCATATCCGCTTTGATAATTCAATGATAAATTGTGTTTAGGTAATTCCTGAAATAAATACTGTAAGACTTTTGAATCCTGTGTACTAATTACGGGGTCTCTCTTTGAACCATCTCCTAACCAAAAACCTATTATATATGGGTCAAATGCAACCTCTTTATTTGAAAAGTCTACTCCGGTTCTATATCCTTTTAAATTTTTTTTTAAATTTTTTGGTAATTTTAAATAATCACATACTGGTATTTCCATAATATTTTCCTTACTATGTATTTCATCTAAATATAAGTTTGCCTCTTCTTGTGTTGTGAAACTTTTTGCAATAACTTTCCATGTTTTACTATTTATATAAGCAGCAGTGTAAGGTAAATTTTTATTTTTTTCAGAATAACGTATACCTAGACGAGTTGGTTTCAGGCATAAAATATGTTCTGAATTTACAGTGTATTTATCACCTTTTACTGGAATAATATCATACAATTCGTCTTTACCTTGTGCTAACGATAATACCTTACGTGGTGTTGAATTGTCACCCATTAAAATATCACCAACAATAATATCTTGTACCATCTTAATAGAACCATCGTACATCATTATTGGTGTATCTTTTGCATGACATTTTCCTGTACCCACGCTTTGCCATAAAAGCATACCTTTGACCGGATTTTCGGGTGTAAAATAATGACGAATGAAATCTTGGGTGGGGGTATATTTTATTGCATGAGATGCGCCGCCTTTGCATAAGTTCTCCATTTTCACGTCATCCCATGAATATTCTCCAAAATTATCACGAATATGTTTTCGTAATTGTGAATGTGTCATACGTTTATTGTCAAAAGTAAGTTCATCATATTGAGAAGGTAAATTCAATATAGGTAAATCGCGGCGAACAATCAATTTCGGTCCACCGCCCAAAGTACTTTGGGATTCGCTTTCTGGCGATACACTATTTTCAGGACTAACTGTTGAATTTGCTAAATTTGTTTGATTTGAAACCGATTCCTCTTCTCCCATTGCAATAGAAAAATTGTGTATATTTTTGTTTAATTCGTAATCAACGGAACCAAATATTGTAGCTCTTTCCAAATCATGAGTAAATTCAATAAGACGAACATCAATATTCAAGGCTTTCAAATATAAATCAAAAGCGGTGGAAGAATTCGCCATATATTTTCGTATTGGCTCTGGCATATCCACATCATAAATAAATACGTGTAATGGCCACCCGCGGGTAGGATGGAATTCCAATCCTTTTTGACCGCAAGTGCGCGTTCCGCGCCCGATGACTTGTTTTTGGTCAGCAGAAGTAACTTGGGGTTCAAAAATATGAATATATTTAATATCAAACAAATCAATACCTTCTTTGAATCCACTGTCCATGACAATAATTCGTGCAAGTTCTCCATTGATATTTTCAGGACGTTGGTTCATTTTTTGTAATATTGCTTTTTTTTGTTTAACACTGATTGGTTGGTCATAAACACCAATGGATGCCAATAAATAAAAGTTGTTGCCGGGTGTTTTTGCGAGTTCTTTGTCGGCCAATAATTCGATTTTTCCATATTGTTTTGGTTTAGTAGGAGAACCTCCAACAGAAGGCTGTTCCAAAGGAACATTGATGTTTCCATTTTTGAGAGGAGCATTGTACCCAAGTTTAAATCCTTTTGCAATAAGTGCACCTGCAATAAGTTTAGCACCAAAACTACTGGATTTTATGTCAGAAAAAATGAAATGTTTGAACAATTTTCCATGTTTTTTCATATCGTTTTTATCTAAACTTTCTATTTTTGAAAGAAGGGCATTCAATTTAGGAGAATGTGTAGGTATTGATTCCAATAACTTTTCAGGATTAAATGCAGGGGTATCAAACTTATATTCAGTAGAAGATTTGCTCCAATTGGTGCGTTTACGAACACAATCCGCATCAAAAATTACATTTACACTTTGCGACGTTAATTTTTCTAATTCTGCGATATCATCAATATGTTCCAAATTTTCTAAATATACGGGACTTTCATCAGAAATAGAATCATCATCCATGTTACTGTCATCTTGACTGGAATCTATATCTGAATTTGTAGAACTCATAAATATATGACAATAAATTAATATATAATAAGAATCGAAAATATATTTCTACTATATAGTATACAAAACAATATGTCAAATAATGGAAGTTTAGGAGGAGGATATCAAGGTATCTCACCAGTTCAAACAATTAATAATTACAAGAGTAGTGAACAAGTTATGATGCGTCGCGTAGTCCGCGATGGATGGAATACACAATATGCAACCGGAACAGTAAATGGAAGAGGATGCGCAATCGGTCCATTCCGTGCCGTTAACGGTTTAGGTGATTTTTTATCAAGAAAGAATGTTGCATGTGGAGGACCAGCCGAAGTTCATACATCAACAGTAATCACAAAACGCGGATTAAGAAAACCAGTTCAAACATGTGATACAACTGGAATCCCTGTAACATCTGCCAATGTTAAATTCGTCCCAGATTCATCCGATTACATCAAATTCAAAAAATTACGTGCAGTAAACCGTAATTACAATGATGTATCAAATGGTGGTTATCAAAATTCATCATACAGTGCTCTTATGGCTGTAAGAAGAAGATAAACAATGAAAATCCTTTTTACCAAAAAAGCATTTTCAAACTGTAAAAATAATGTATTATGAATATATATTAAAATGTTCTCAATGCCTGGATTAAGATATAATAAAACCATTGGTAATAATGGAACATTATCAAGTATTAAAGCAATGCCACAAAAAGATAGCACTAGTGATGGTACCACTACTTTTGCATTGAATCGTCAAGTTTATATGGAAACATTTCAACCTTCTACTATAACAAACGCTCAAAAAAACAAAAAGAAATTTTATGGAAACCGAGATGCATCACAAGTAGTTGCGAATAGAAGAGTTGACCAAATCGCAAATGGTTCATTAAACAGCGCAGCTACCCCAATTGCATTTACTACTGTAAGTGATAGAAATGTAGAAAGACAAGCATTGCATAGAATGCGTAGCGGAGGTTCATCGGTTCCTGCCAAAGTAACAAATAAATATAATAACGCACCAGTTTTTCATTAAGCTGTAAAAAAATATTTATAGAATATATAAATACACAATGTACAATTATTTAGTCGAATTTTTAGGAGCCCTCTTTTTCATTTATGTAATTTTAGCAACCGGAAATCCATTAGCTATTGGTGCAGCATTAGCACTTACAATTTTATTAACATCATCTATTTCAGGTGGTTATATTAACCCAGCTGTTACTATTGCAATGGCCGCTGCTGGTAAAATACCAAGTGTAGAAGTCATTCCTTATTGTTTATCCCAAATTTTCGGTGGTTTAGTAGCACTTGAATTATACAAACGTTACAAAATGTAATTGCAAATTTTATATGATAATCTACAATAAACCGTAAAAAGAATATTTAGCTATATAATATATACATTATATTATATAAATGTCAAAAGGAGGATATTATTCCATGAGCAAAAAATCGCCAAAAACCGTTAAGCGTACAAAAAAAATGTACAAAAAAATGAAGAACACTCGAAAATCACAAAGAATGACAAAGTCTAATAAAAAAAGTAGTAAATACTGGTAATAAGTGATAAATTATTTTCTTACATACAAATAGCGAAATAATATATACAATCCAATTACAGATAATGACCCAATATAGAATTGTGTAATATAATCATTTTTATCGTTTGTTTTTTTTAAATTACTTTTCGAAAGTTCTGCATCTTCGTCGTGGACTAGTTTCGATTCATATTTATTTTCAACAACAGATAAAAAATGGGTATTATTTATACTATTTGTTAAAACTGGTTTAGATTCTATTATATCCTGTTCTTCAATTTCTTTTTTTGAGGGAGTATAATCAGCAAAAGCTTTTTTATGCGCAATTGCTTTTATTCCTAACAATTCATCCTTGTTGTAAACTGTTTTTGTGTCGTAATTCGCAAAATCCATATTATATTTATATATTCATATATTTATTTGATTTATTCTAAATAAAATAAACATAAAGTCAATTTACTAATAATCTATTATTCGATTGTTCTTACTATTGTTATAAAATGTGCGGTATATTTTCTTTGCTAAATTATGAATCTGAATCGCAATATACACCCAATTTTATAGAAACCCAATTTAAAAAGGGAGAAAAAAGAGGTCCTGAATTCTCCACTTTATCTAAAGTAGGAATTAAAGTGATGTATGGGTTTCATCGTTTAGCAATTAATGGATTGAATAG